TAGAATTACGTGGTCCCTACAAGGTAGATTAGAGCACGGTAAGATTAAATTAAGGAAGGCAGATTGGAATGGTCCCTTTATTTCACAACTAATGGACTTTCCTTCTCCACTTAGCCACGATGACTTGCTTGATTCGTTAGCTTATATAGATCAGGTAAGTGTTGCTGACTATGCTAGCAGTATTGAGTTAGATGAGTGGGAACCTATGGATGCAGTAGCAGGATATTAATGGAAAAAGACAGCTTAAGTTATAAAGACCCTATGTCACCTCTTAGAGAGTGGGTATTAGGGAGAGTAGAGAACTGGGAAGAACACAGAAACTCTAATTACTTGTCTAAGTGGGACGAATACTACCGTATATGGCGTGGTGTTTGGTCCGAGGAAGACAAGACTAGACAGTCAGAGAAGTCTCGTCTAATTTCTCCTGCTACACAACAGGCTGTTGAGGCCACAGTGGCAGAATTAGAGGAAGCTACGTTTGGTAGAGAACGTTGGTTTGACATTCAAGATGATATGTTGGATCAGGAAGGTGGAGACATAGAGTATATTCGTAAATTACTACACGAAGACTTAGAAAGAGATGGTGCTAAAGCAGCTATTGCAGAGAGTATGCTTAATGCTGCGTTATACGGAACAGGAATTGGCAAGCTAATTGTAACTGAAGAGATCGAAGTGGTCCCTACAGAGCAGCCAGTACAAGGAACACTAACAACTTCAAGAGGAACAACTGAGATACCATACATTAGTGTTAAAGTAGAGCCAGTATCTCCTAAAGAGTTTGTTATTGATCCTACTGCAACAGAGATTAAAGATGCTCTAGGCGTAGCACATATTGTTATTAAGCCTAGATATCAAATTACACAAGGAATTAAAGATGGTATATATGAAGATAAACCAATTGGTAGCTACGATAAAGCTGACTTTGGGTTCGATGATGAAAACTCCGCATCTACTGATGAGGATGATAAAGTCAAGATCGTTGAGTATTGGGGTCTCGTCCCTAAGAAGTTTCTTAAGAATAGTGCGGAAGAAACTGACCAGTTTGATTACGAAGACGATGAGTTAGTAGAAGCAGTAGTCACTATTGCTAACGATTCAGCTGTTCTAAGAGCAGTAGAGAATCCATATATGATGAAGGATAGACCATTCGTGGCCTATCAGCACGATAAAGTACCTGGTAAGTTCTGGGGTAGAGGTATAACAGAGAAAGGGTATAACCCACAGAAGGCTTTAGATGCAGAGTTAAGAGCACGTATTGATACTTTAGCGTTAACTACACACCCTATGATGGGATTAGATGCAACTAGACTGCCTCGTGGCACTAAGTTTGACATCAGGCCAGGTAAGACTATTCTTACTAATGGTGATCCTAAATCCGTTTTGATGCCGTTGAACTTCGGTAGTCTAGCCAACTCTACCTTCACAGAAACCGCAGAGCTAGAAAGAATGGTTCAAATGGGCACAGGTGCTATGGATACTGCCAATAGCAATATGTCCAACCCTCGAAACTCTACCGCCTCAGGAATGAGTATGTTACAGGCGGCATCAATTAAACGCCAGAAGAGAACTTTAATGAACTTCCAGGACAGTTTCTTAGTCCCTATGATTAATAAAGTAGCTTGGAGAAAGATACAATTTGATCCACAGAGATACCCAGTAACAGATTATAAGTTTTTACCTTATAGCTCTCTAGGCATTATGGCTAAAGAATTGGAGACTACTCAGATGATTCAGATGTTAAGTATGGTACCACAAAGCTCTCCAGCTTTTGGTGTTATCCTAACTAGTATCTTTGAGAACAGTTCTCTTAATAATAGAGATGAGTTAGTAGCGGCAGTACAACAGATGTTACAACCAAATCCTCAAGCACAACAAGCACAGCAGATAGAACTACAAAAGGCTATGCTGGAAAATGCTGAGCTAGAAGCAGAGATTGGTAAGCTATATGCTCAAACACAGAAATTACAAGTAGATGCAGGTGATAAAGTATCTCAAGAAGCACTAGCTAAGAAACAGTTAGAGTTAGCTGAGAAGATGGCTAAGCTTGAGCACACACGTTCAGAGACTATGAGAAATATTCCTGAAGTTGAACACCTACAATCAGAAACACTACTTAACTTAGCTAAGGCAAGAGTAGCGTGACGGATAAAGAATTACTCGAGAAACGTTTAGATTTATTTCAACACGATGGCTGGCGAGGACTCACTGAAGAGTTCTCACAACTAGCAGAATCGTTAGAGAAAATCTATGATATCGAGGACCTAAACACTTTACACTTACGTAAAGGACAGGTGTCTTTCCTAAATATGTTTGTTAATATGGAAGAAAGCACCAAACTAGCGTTGGACAATCTAGACGAATAGACTAGCCCCAACATTTTATAAATCCACAATCTTATTATAAGACGGAGAAAGCAATATGAGTAGCAGAGTAGTTGACCCTGAGGTCGTAGAACAAGAAGAAGTAAACGAAGTAACACTGGAAGATACGTTAGATAATACCGTTGAACCAGTAGAAGAGATAGAAGCGGTTTCAGAAGAACCAGAACTTCCATCTAAATTCCAAGGAAAGTCCGCAGCTGATATAGCTGATGCTTACGAAAACCTAGAGAAAGAATTAGGACGTAAGGGACAGGAAATTGGAGAGTTACGTAAATTAACTGATACATATCTACAACAACAGTTAAGCCAACCAACAACAGATACTACCAGCACAGAACCAGAGATGGACTTCTATGATAACCCCGAGGATTCGGTAAGGAAAATTATAGAGAATCATCCGAAGTTCAAAGAGTTTACTGCACAGACACAACAGCAACAAGCTAATATGACTGCACAGCAACTCGAGAAAACACATCCTGACTTCCAAAAAATCATTAGTGATGGAGGATTTCAGGAGTGGATAAACGGAAGTAAGATACGACAACGCTTGTATCAAGAGGCAGACCAATATAACTTTGATGCCGCAGATGAACTAATTACGAATTGGAAAGAACGTCAAATGATTTCCAAGACACAAGAGGTTAATGCGGAACAAGAGTCTAATAGGAAGGAAGCTTTGAAGACAGGTAAAGGAGTATCACGAGCTTCAGGTGAATCCACAGCAGGTAAAAAAATCTACCGTAGGGCTGATTTAATACGTTTAAAACAAACCGACCCTAGACGATATGATTCACTGGCAGATGAAATACTGGCTGCATATGCTGAAGGGCGGGTAAAATAATAATAATAAGAGGAAAGTAAAATGGCAACAGGTGTAATTGGAACAAATAACCAAACAGCAAAGGGAGGCTCAGGTGTAGCGGCAACGTTCGTACCTGAACTATGGTCTGATGAAGTAATCGCAGGCTACAAAAAGAATCTAGTAATTGCTAATCTAGTAACTACTATTAATCATAAGGGTAAGAAAGGTGATAACATTCACATTCCTACTCCAGTACGTGGATCAGCTACTTCTAAAGCAGTTAATACACAAGTTAAGATTCAAGATGATACACACGGTGTAACTTCTGTATCTATTGATAAGCACTATGAATACTCAGTGTTGATTGAAGACATCGTAGAAGTACAAGGTCTATCTTCATTACGTAAGTTCTATACTGATGATGCTGGTTATGCACTAGCTACTCAAGTAGACACGGACTTGTTTAATGCGGCAGCTAACTTGAATAGTGGTAATGGTACTACTGGTACTGCTGGTTGGAATAAGGCACAGGTGTTTTCAACGGCTGGTGTTCTAGCTGATTGGGACCGTACTGCTTCAACAAGTGCTGGTAATGCAATCTCTCTAGCTTCTGGTGGTGATGCAGCTATCCGTGGTATGATTGAAAAGTTAGACTTAGCTGACGTACCACAAGATGGTCGTGCTTTTGTTTTAACTCCACGTCAGTACACTGACCTATTAGGCCTTTCTCGTTTCACTGAGCAAGCTTATATTGGTTCAGGTGATGCAATCAAGACTGGTAAAGTTGGTATGATTTATGGTGTAGATGTTTACATCACAAACAATATGGGAACTACTACTTCGTTAGGAACTACTGTTCACGATATCGGCCTATTGCTACACAAAGATGCGTTAGCGTTAGCTGAGCAGATGGGTGTACGTTCACAGACTCAGTATAAGCAAGAGCACTTAGGTGACTTGTTTACTTCTGATACTATATATGGTGTGGGTGAATTACGTAATACTTCTGGCTTTGCGTTTGTAACTGACAGATAGTAGTTAGTTAAACTCTACCCCTTCACTTAAAACCTGAGGGGGTTTTGTTTAACTAATTATAATAGATTATGCTAATACAAGACTTATTTGAAGATAGTTCTTTAAGCTTAGAACTTGAAAAGATTAAAGAGAAGATAGCTCAACTCTATAATCAGATGATAGAGAAGGCCTATAGATTAGAGAACCCAGGGGCCTCACCTGAGGACATAGAGGCTTTTCTTGAAGAGAATAGTCTTGAGTTTGCTCAGGAAGAGAGTGGTTTAGAAGAAGAAATAGATAGCCTAGATAATATGTTGGAAGATTTACTAGACCCAACAGATGATTTAGACCCAGTAACAGAGAAATCTTATTCCAATCCTACAGTAGAGACAGGTAAGGAATTAAAGTCTAAGACTAATGAGAAAGGTAATGTACCCCTCACAACTAATCTCCCGGAACCTAAAGGACTAATGTCTACTCCTGCTGATGTAAAGAGAGAAGTACATACACAGAAGGTAGAGATTCAAAGAGGGAAACAGAAGACAAGTAAACTACATAGTAGACCAGACTTTTCTAATATAGGCCCACTAGTAGAGCATATTCAATCTAAACTAGCTGGTCTTAAACAAAGGCAACAGATAGGTAGGAAACAGATGGAGGATAGATTATAATGGGTAAAGCAAAGATGTCTAGACTTGTTAAAAAATTTCCTAAAGTAGCTAGACTACACTGGAAGAAAAAGAAATTATTAACTATATTAGCTAATAGAAGACAAGAAGAAAGATTCACAGACCCTGTATTCACAACTGCACAGGAAATTTTAGCAGAGAATGGTTCTTATATCTTAACAGAACACACACCATACGCATACATTATAACGGAGTAACAGATGGCAACTACAAAAGTATCCTCATTAACCGCAAAGACAAGCCCAAGTGGCTCAGAAGAAGTATTAATTAACGATGGTGGTACTTCTAAGAAGATTACTATTGCTAATCTTACAAAAGGACACGACCTACCAACAGTACCTTCAGGTATTGATACTGACACAAACAAAGAATATAACCTTAAACTTACAGATGTAAGCGGTACTGAAACCCTAACTTGGATTGAAGAGACTGATAATGATACAACTTATTCAACAGTTACTACAAGTGTTGATGGTCTTGCACCTACTCTACCTGCTACTCACGGAAGTAAGTTTTTAAGAGGTGATGCAACTTGGGTAGTTCCTACTGATACAAATACTAATCAATTAACAACATTTACTGTATCTGCTACAACTGATACCACACCAACTACTATATCGCATGGTGATGATTTGCTGTTTACAGCAGGTACTGGTATTACTTGTGAAACAACAGCAGACGGTACTGTCACTATTTCAAATACAGTTACAGACACTGACACAACATATTCAACAGCAACCACTTCTACTGAAGGCTTAGTAAAGATAGAAGATGGTACTACTCAAAGTACAGCAGCAAATGCAGTAACTACAACTGCTAGTAGAACTTATGGTGTCCAACTAAACGCTAGTGACCAAGCAGTAGTAAACGTACCTTGGACTGATACTGACACTGGTATTACAGA